CAGAGCATGTCCGTCGGTAACTATGTTCTCGATAAGGGCCGTGTTCCCGAGTCTGCACTTACGATCTATCGTGCAGTGAAGGCCGGTACCGCTGAGGAAAGTGTTACCGCTGTTACGGCTGATACTGACCTGCTTGAAGGCGTCGTGCAGTTTGGCGTTTCCGCAGGTGAGTTGACGAAGGGTAAGCGCGCTAGCGTCCGTATGGAGGGTATCACCCCCTGGGAAGCTGGCGCGGCTGTTACAAAGGGCGCGCTTCTCACTATCGACGCTAGCGGTCGTTGTATCGCTGCGACGACTGGTAAGCGTGTTCATGGTCGTGCCCTTTACGCCGCCGGAGCAAGCGGTGACGTAATCGGTGTTGAACTCATGCGTAACGCGCAGATCGTCTAAGGAGGGTAGATAGATGTATGATCCTAGTGGTCTATACGTTGACCCTATCCTCTCAGGGTTCAGCGTCGGTTATCAAGACCAGCAGTTGTACGGACACAGGCTTGCGCCTGAGACTCCCGTTAGCGCCCTTAGTGGTCGTTACCGGGTGTTCGATAGAAGTAACTGGCTGATCTTCCCCGACACTCGCGCACCGGGAACGGTTGCTAACGAGGTCGTTGGTCGGAAGTGGAGTGAGGACACTACAAGGTTGCCGAGCATGCTCTCCAGTCTCCGATCTTTGACGAGGAAAGGGAAGTTCTCGCCTCTGACGGTGCTCTCACCGCTGACGAGAATGCAGGCGATCTGGACATTAGCCCGGAGCGTGACGCTACCGAGCTTATCACCCGGTCGATTCTCCTTAAGCATGAGAAGCTCGTTGCCGACACGTTCCGCAATACGGCGAACTACGCCGGTAACCACGCGGTCACGCTGTCGGGTGCTTCACGGTGGGACGACTACACCGGTGGTACCTCTTCTACGTCCGATCCCGTTGCGAATATCAAGACCGCTGTTATGCGGGTTCGCCTCGATACCGGTCGTTGGCCCAACACGGTGATCTTCCCGATGGACGCCCTTGGCGTTGTTGAGGGTCATCCGCGTGTTGTGGATCGTTTCAAGAACTTCGCGCTTACCAACCCGGAGGCGTGGAAGCAGCTCTTGAACGTTCCGGCTCCCGAGAACTTCTTTATCGTTGACTCTGTGTATAACGCTGCACAGAACATCAACGCGACGGAAGCAATTACGTCGTTTTGGGGTCAGGACGTGTGGATCGGTATTGTCGATCCTCAGCCTGGTCAGCGCACTAAGACGTTCGCTAAGACGTTTGCGAAGGCTTACGCCGGTGGCATGCGTCCGACGGAGAAGTGGCGCGAGGAACCGCGCAAGGCCGATGTTGTCCGTACCAGCTACCGCTACGACGTGAAGATCGTTTCGGCTGCTGCCGGTTACATCATCAAGACCGCTGTTAACGCTCTCGTCTAAGAAGGGAGGATAGAAGCAAATGGCTAACTACGCATGGACTGAAATCCTCGGTGACGAGGGTAAGGTCATCAAGCTCGGCGATACGGTTACTGCCGCTGACGTTGGTGGGAAGGATGAGTTGGAGCGTTTGAAGGCTGAGGGTGTTATCCGTTCTTCGGAGTATCCCGCGCCTCTCGGTTCTCCTGACTCTCCCGTCGATTTCAGGCTTAGGGAGCTTAGGTTGCAGATGGAGGAAGCTATGGCCGGTACCGATCAGGCCGTGACTGACTTCGCTATGTCGCCTGACATGGCTCCCAAGGCTACCGTCGAGGAAGTCAAGTAGTAGGGAGATAACTGGTAGTGGCGAACGAACTGTTTGCAACTGTAGACGATATCAACGCACATCTGCCTGAGAATAAGGCAGCTATCAGTGACGCTGATGACGACCTGCTTCAAGTCGAGGCTTGGCGTCTTATTCGTGCTAAGTTGTCAACAACGTTCGCCACTACCACTCTCAATACGTGGGCTGATCCAGACAGTACACCTGATATCATCCGTACCGTTGCGGGTATGGTGATCGCTGCTAAGTGGTATGCCGAGCTTTATGCCGAAGACAGTGACGCGGATGCGACCTTTGCCAACAACCTGTATCTGCAAGCGATGGACTTGCTAAATCAGATTGCTGCGGGACTCATCGTGATTACGGACGATACCGGCGAACCGCTTGTTGACACTAGTTCACTTAGCAGCGATGACTTTTATCCGAACGATACTGTACCGCCTGTCTTCACAATGGGGAAGGAATTTGCTTAGTGGCGATTCCATCTCCGATGACCTTTGAAGGTCGTGGCGCTGGCGCTTACGGCGCTCGCGGCGGTATTCTACATATCAATGTTCTTGGTGACGACGAGCTTGCACTAGGTTTCGTCAAACTAGCCGGTTACCTAGAAAACTCTGCTCCGCCTCTTAAGGCGTCTGAAGAGATTGCGAAGGCTAGTATCCATAGACGGTTTAGGGATCACGACGCTCCTGATGGAGAGCCTTGGCTTGATCTAGCCGATACTACCGTTCAGAGGAAAGCGCGCGATCCCAGGCTTCGTACCTTTCCAGAGGATATTCTCACTCTGAGTGGTACGATGGAAAAGAGGGCTACTGCTGACGAATCGTTCACTATCGTTGGTGACCAGCTTTTGTGGTCTAGCGAGTTCATGCCTTCTTATTGGGGAGTCCACCAGTACGGGAGTGGTACTCGTACTTCCGTGGCTATCCACGCTGCCAACGAACACGGTGAGGTTGTAGATACAGGCCGCAAAGCTACCTTTGCCGATGTAGAGGGGCGAGGCAAGTCTACGCCCCAAAGAGCCTTTATCGGTCTTGACGCCGAAGCTGAGCTTGAAGTCGTAGAAGTCTTCGATGCTTGGTACGATGAGGGTGTTGACCTCTTTATCCATCCTCGCACCGGTGTCGCTCAGAGCCGGGTCGGTGGCAAGTTTGGTGCTAGACTGTTTCCGAGGGCATAATGGCTTACGCTTCTAAGATCGTCGAAGTAACAGATATCATCGTAGAGAAGCTACAGGAGGTTAAGGGTGAGTTAGGTCTTCAGTTCGTTGGCAGCTACGATGAGAAGCGTTTGCCGCAATACCCCGCTGTGGTGGTTGTACCTGGGCCGCGCACGAAAGCACTACCAGGCGTTAGCTACTTCGCTATCGACTTTCTCGTAGATATCTACGTGTACCACGGCGACATGACAATTCCTCATGCCATGAGAAACAGGGAAGACCTGCTACTCGTAGATAAGATCGAAGCATTGCTAGAGTCCGACTACACTTTCGGTAACCAAGTTGTGTTCGGATTCATCACAGAGCATGCTCCCGGTCGTTTCCACGGTGGCAGCCAGAACCAGGATATCATCGCCGGAACGCTCATGCGATGGGTAGGAACGTCTAGGAGGTTGATGAATGGCTAAGACCGTTGCGTACCACAACCCTGACATGGAAGATGGGATCATCTTTGATGTTGGCGGTATTGCTATTCCTAACGGGGATAGCGTCGATCTAGACGAAGAGGCCGAACTGGACTTCTTCGCCAAGAAGCAGATGAGCGTTAGTGACTTCTTTGCCGATGATAAGCTTGTTAAGGTCAGCGGCAAGTCGGAACTGTCTAAGGCTCAGATGGAAGCCCACAGTGGCACGAAGGTTAGCGAAGAACCCGCTGTTCAGGAAGACCCTGAACAGGTTGACGTGCCTATCGCAGAAACGGAGGACGATAGTTGAGTACCTTTGCTATTGGTGCTTCCGGTGCATTGGGTCTTGCACTTGAAAGCACGATGGGCACCTATGTCGCTCCGACTACGTGGGTTCCCATCCTTGAGGAGTCTTTGGCCTATACCGAGGATAAATACTACTCGCAGCAGCTAAGGCAGCAGGCCACTGACTCAGACGTTAAGCCCTCTTACTACCATATCGAGGGTGACATTCGGATGGAGGTTGACTGTCGCTTCCTTCCGTACTTCATGTACTGCTCCCGTCACGCTATCACTAAGACGGGTGCTGGCCCGTACGTCTATAAGTACACGCCTACCGCTGTCGGGGGAACCTCCACGGCAGCTAGCGGTGCTGTGCAGCGTACCATGTCTCTCAGTGTTATCCGTAATCCGGGCACTGGCACGTTCGGCTACACAGGATGCACTGTGGGTGGTTATGAGTTCACCATCGACAACGGTGTTCTCATGGTTACGCTTAACATCATCGGTCTTGGTGAGCAGACTGGTAGCGGTACTCCTGCCTGGGTCGCACCTAGCCTTCTCGGTGCAGATGCTCATACCATCTACGTCGATACCGCTGGTACGGCTCCGACGTTCGCTACCCCAGTTAACGACTTCAACGGCTACACGTTCCGAGCCAACCACAATGCTGAGGCTCAGAACCGCATTAGGCCGCAGAGGTCTGCTAGCTACGTTAAGTTCGGTAAGACCGACTTTGAAATCGAGTCCGAGCTTGACTTCGTTGACAAGACGGAACACGATAACTTCAAGGCCGCTACTACCAAGGCGTTCCGCCTTACTTCCCTCAATGGTGGCTCGACGCTTGCAGCCGCTACAGAGGGTGTTCAGATTGACGCTAACCGCGTAGCATACGACGCATACGACGTTACGCTCCCTGGTATCGGCGATATCGTGGCCGCAGGCTTTACGGGTCACGGACTCAATATCGTCGGTGGCGATGCTTACGCGATTTCCGTCAAGTCTCCGACCAGCATCAGTTAACGTCTAAGTCGGGAAAGGAGAGGCTAAGATGCCCGACGCAACAGTTAGTCACGAACCCGTCAGGAGGGAGCTTAAAAGTGCTCCCCCTGACGGTTACGTGCTTTTGCTCCAACTGCCGTACTACGACATGCTTGAACGTCGTGACGGTGCTTCGCGTCTTTACGCTCAGGCTACTGAAGACGGCGAAACTGACGGTAAGCTGTTCATGGAGTCCATGCAACAGCACTCTCGCGCTTTTGAGTTTAAGAAGTGTATTGTCGGTCATAACCTTACCGACAAGGATGGTACGCCTCTTGACTTCACTAAGCCTGAGACACTTCGTAAGCTCAATCCGTCTATTGGGCATGAAATCGAAATGCTCATTGACGAGCTTAACGGGGAAGCTGAGGAAAGCGAGGATTTTACTCCTGCGCCGTCCTTGTCCTCCTTGGAAGCGAGTACCCCGCTCAGCGATCCGGATACCACAAACGAGCTATAAAGGCATTCGGTAGAGACTTAATAACCGAAGTTGTCAAGTGGATTGATACGACCCGCCTGTGCCGAGAGTTTCATGTGTTACCGGTTTCAGGCGGGTTGTTTCAACAACCGGGACAATACGTTTCTCGCATAAAAGCCGTGCTAGAAGCTGAGGCGGAAGTACAAAGGCTTAAGGACGAGCGCGAACAGTTAAGGACACCGCAAGCGAGAGAGCAGAGAGAGCAGAGAGCTAGACGTGATTCGCGGGTCTGAAATCATTATCGCGGTTAGGTTGTCGAACCAGGCTTCGGGTCAGGCTCGACGCCTCTCACGCGATATCATGGCTATGGGTGGTGCAGCGAAAGCTGCTAACCGTATGGCCGAAATGAGTGCTGCTATGGATACGCAGCGACTTCGCTCCGCTCGCCTTCTAAACCAGTTCGATCAGCGTAGGCGTCAGCATGCGATTAACATGTCGCAGATCGACAAGCAGACCAGCGCACAGCTTACTAAGCGTATCGGTCTGTATCAGCGATTAAACCGTACTGCCGATCCTACGCGGCGATTGATGCTTCAGCGGGCTATTAACGAGTCGCTGATGGAAGACGATATCCTCCGTCAGAGAGGACTTAAGCTAGAGCAAGGTATGGTAGCGGCTACTGCCGAACATACCGCTGCCATGAAAGGGCAGGAAGCCATACTAGCTCGTATGGTTGAGGAACAGAAGCTCATGGCTGCTATGCAGCGAGCGAATCGGTTTA